TGCACCCTTTCCCGACGTGGTACGTTTGATCGGTGTTTCCTTTTTGCGTGGCATAGTATTTATCCCCGCAGGAGGTTCCTGCTTTTATCACATAATTAAAAGGGTGTCAAGGGGGCACGTGGCCCCCCCGACAGGTTGGTTAGGCGAAGGTTGCGGCAGTTGCCGGATCAGCAGGGACCGGAGTCATAACTGCGACAACTTTAACAACACCTGTGAACGCATCAGTCGAACCGTTAGTCATAACGATATGATCAGCAGCGTTATACAGGAATCCACCTGCGGTGCCTGCAGCCGGAGCAACGCCTGCACCAGAACCGTCGTAGGCAGCTACGTAGCGGTTCGGGTCGGTATCGTCACCCAAGTCGAGATCACCGGCACCAGCAGTCAGAACTTCCAAGTAGGCGTTCAGAACGATGGTGTCTGCAGGGACGTGCATCACGTCGATGGACTCGGACGTACCAAGATTGGTAGACGAGAAGTCCAGCTTAACGACAGCGACGTGTGCGCCGCCACCAGCAGGGATGCCAGCACTCTGTGCAGTAACGGCAGAAGATTGGTAAGTAGCCATTTAAGCCTCCCTCTACAGTGAGATAACGCCACGAACGAGGGCTTCCGGGCGAAGGACTTTACGTCCAAACACATGGAGACCACGAACGATGTCGCTAAAGGTTTCGGTGGAACGTACAACTTCAGTCTTCGCGATGTGCGAAGCAGTTGCAGTCGAGGACATGTGACCAGCAAGGATCGGGAATTCACCCGCACCCAGACCAGTTACGTCAACGGTGTCAGTACCAGCAGCATTCATTGCAGTGGACTTGTAGCAATTGAAGCCAGCAATGTTGCCCTGCATAACGAGGCCGTTACGCAGCGGCGAAGTGCCGTCACCAGTGACCTGTACCTCTGCAAACTTGGCACCTGCGCCAAACAGCTTCTCGTAGAAGGCCGGTGCTGCAACAAACCAACGGTTCTCTTCCGGAACCGACTGATCGTCGAGGGCACGTGCCATCTTGAGCATCAGGTTGACGAGGTTGTCGCCAGTCTGCGAAGTCAGCGGGGAAGCAAGCGTACCCAGACCAGTGATGGTCTCGGTGGCTGCACCCGACTCAGACGAGAGACCTGCGCCATCGAACATGGCGGTCAGGATGTTACCGTCGTACTTACGCTTCAGCGAGTATGCACCCGAAGAAGTGGCCAGAGCCTCGAAGTTGACGTGGGACTGACGCTCTTCAATGTCGTCAATCTTGAACGCAAAAGCATTCGCCTGATCTACAACCATAGTGGTCTGATCGTCAGCGAGGTCTTGCGGGTTTACCACCGAGCCACGGGAGTAGCTAGAAACGGTGATTGTAGGTTCTTTGATGATACGGACGGTATCACCGTAGTTCTCGATTTCGCCAGCGTAGTCGGTATTCGTGATGTCTTCAGCAACCGAAGCGCGACGGAAGAACTTGAGAACCTTTTGACTAAAGATTTCCGGAGTAAAGTTACCGGAAGGCAGGTTGTTGTAACCTGATGCACTATCAAAAGCCATGGGTCTTTCCTTCCTTTGTTGAGGTTTAGTTTAGTTGTTGTAGTCAATACGACCTTCGGCACGAGCCTTGTCCAGTTCTGCTTCCATTTCTTCGAACTGCCAAGGTTTCATCTTGCCGATTTCAGAGGCTTTCCAAATCCGATCACCACCCCTTGCTTCACCCGTAATGTCACGTGCCTTGGGAGAGTTTACAGCCGCTGCAGCAGACTCACTCTTCTTGGTACGTTTCTTAGTAGTGATGCCAGCATCGACCTTGTAAAGGTCAAGAACGCGAGATGCCCAACGGGCGTCAGTGTTGTTCTTCAGGATGCCGTCTGAGATGTTCTCGGGCTGTTCTTCGAGCCACTGGAGAAAACGCTCATCCGTACGTAGTTCATTAAAGTCCGGATGTTTGTTTGTAAGTTCTTGGTATGCCGCTTGAACCCGTGTATTCTGTTCCTTTTCGCGGATTGTTTCGAGTTCCTTTTCCAGTTCCCCTGCACGTTCTCCCGCTTTCATGGTTGCAATAGTCTCGACGACATCGTATACGTCGGGGTACTGCTCCTTGAATGCTTCGAGTTCTTCAGGTGACTTGGGCAACGAGATATTTTGTTGGCGAGTAGCTTGGGTAAGGGTCGCCGTCATTTCTTCTTCTTTTGCCTTGAACTCGCTAATCTTTGCATCGTAGTGCTTCTTGAGATCGTCGTAACGCTTCTTGTAATCGTGTTCCGCTTTCTCTTGCCCTTGTGCAAAGTTAGGTTCGGACTGCTCGTCCGATTCGGATTGCTCCGCTTGTTGTTCTACAGCTTCCTCGTCGTCGTCTTGGTATACCTCTTTACGGTATGCACCTTTGTAGAGCGAGTCACTGTCGATGGTTCCAAAGGAATCGTTGGGTTTGTTGGCACGATGGCCGCGAACTTTTTTTGCCATTTTATTTACCTCATTAGCGGGGCTACTTTGGCGTGTAGGTAGCCGCTCCGGTTGTGTCAGGGCCGCGAATGAACGTAGCGGGTAGCTGACTAATTACTTGCGAGTCCCTTCTGGGGCCGCGTCGAGAGCGTAGTAATCATGCCCTCCATAACTTTTAACAAAACGCATTTTAGGATTTTTTTCAAAATCCTTTGCTAGTGGTGCGTTAGGTTTTGTGTAAAACATTACATCAAATGGTAATACGGGGTCAGACTCTGTTTCAGGATTTAACAGATTATCTGCCGCAGAAAACGTCTTTGTTACCGCGCCCGGAACACGTCCCTCCATTACCTCTTTCAGTCTCTTACTAAGAATGCCGGGTTCAAGTCCGTCGTACTGAAACATCTTGCTTCCAGAGCCGCGAGATGATCGCTGCTTCATGACAGATGCAAGATCGTTTACTTTAGAAAAGCTTGGACGGTTTGTACGCGCACGGTTAATAGCAGTTTGACCTACGCCCATCATAGATTCGACGGAGTCAGTAGCTGCAGTTGTTTCAGCCAAGGCCAGTACAGCAAGACGCTCTCTGTCGTCCATGTTATCAATGAGCCTTTCAACATCAGCACGTTGACGACGACTCTTCAAAAAAGTATTGAATTTGTTTTTAGTGGCGTCGCTAAGTTCAATCTTAGCAAGAGGTAGTTCTCCGCCTTCTGCGTAACCCTTGATGAACCCGCCATCAGCAGCAGCTTGCCGACGATCTACTTCGGCCTTGCCACCATTATTAAGTTGTTCGAGAAATGAGTACCCAATGCGCTGGGCTTCTTCGGGTTCGATAACGTACTCACCCTTGGACAGGGCTACGTCCATCAAACCACCTTTGCTTGCTTTTATTGTAGTGTTTTTACCTGAATTGTCAACCCCGGTAGGCAACAGTCCGGCTTTTTGAAGCTTTTCGGTAGTAGGCGCGTTAAGAACAAATGCTCCTTCGCGCACTTGACGATTCTCGTCATCGGCTACTGTCTGTGCTTTGGTATAGTTGTCAGGAGAGCCGGAAACGAAGCCTGTTCCTTGAACAGTACCGCCATCAGCCATCATGGAGTAGCCTCTGTCCGCAGGATTGTTGCTGCCACCGCCCCCTATTGAATACTCGTTTCTAGGCTGATCTCTGTCAGAATCATCACGTGGAGTCGTTGCCCCGCCTGTAGGTGCCGGACCCGTGTCGCCACCGGGATCACCATAATAGTCAAAGGTATTCAAAGACGGACGGTAGTTAGGATCGGGACGATCTGCCCCAATATTTATGAACCTAATACTTGATGGATCATCCCCTCGATCACCTGCAGGGGGGATACCCATGACAAACGCAGAGGGGTTGATACTGTCAGGGGGGATTGTCCCGCCTTCGTAAGTTCCTGCGCCGAATCTTGTCTCAGAGTAGGTACGTCCGGTCTTCAGGTTAGGGTTGTCCGCTGCTGATCCTCCTATGCCTTCATCAGGCTGGAATCTTGATCCGGACATCTCAAGAAGCTGTTGTGCAATGCTCTGTCGTTGCTTTACGCTTATCCCTTCAGGCAACATACCTGACAGCACGGGACCGCCTATTCCGGGGGAGACGCCTACAATACGCCCGTTAAGCATACCGACAGCATAGCCTTCTTCACCGGCTCTCTGTTTTTCTTGAATTCTAGTGAGATTATTTGACGACATTGCTGCCCCCAGTGCAGCAAACGGACCCAAACCTGTTCCAGAAATCGCTCCGGTAACACTACGAGGCATACCTCCAAAGCGATCCCTAACGTCTGTGCCTATTCCTGTAACAACAAGGTCTCCCCTGTAGACAGCGTCGTCTCGTTCTGAAAAGGCTGCTGCGATTGCAGCGGCAGCAGGACTACTTGCCGGTGCTGTACCCCGATAGGGAAGAAAGCTACGACTCATGCCCGTGTCTTGGTCGTACGGACTAGGTGCCCCTGTCGCTCTCTCTGTCAGGACTGTCGATATGTAGCCTTGAACTATTTCATTCATCTCGCATACTCACCGCTGCTTCGTAGTCAGCCTTCAGCCCCTTGATCTGTTCCAGTGAAGTTATTTTCCCCTGCAGCCGGAACACTTCCAGTTCCGATTGTGCCGCCACCAACGCCCGAAGCGTCATCTGGATTTGCTCCCGGAGGTACTCCTCCAGACTGTCCCACGCTTCCTTGTTGGTCACCAGTTGGCTGACCTTGCTGGCTTGCTTCTTGTTGAGCATTGGCTAATCCCTTCAACATCTCTGCGAAAATCTGTGCCTCGTTAACATCGTTGACGAGACTGTCTGGATCAATGTCCTGTGCGATAGCGAGTTCGCGCATCAGATTCGGAATCTTGATGAACGGTGCCAGCATCGGATTCGATACCGTTTGCAGCAGCGTAGTCAAACGCTGACTTCGTACTTCTTTTTGCATAACGGCTGCTACACCGCGTGGCTTGATCTCTAGGTCGCCTTCGATGTCAGGAGAGTCATCGTTGAACTGCATGTTCCACTGGAAATACGCCTCACCAAGCGGCTTGAGAAGGCTGTCGTCAATGTTCTTGATTACCGTCTTGAGTGACAGGCTTGCACCGCCAAGCAGCATAGAGAGGCCGGATGCTGTGCGTCCTGTGCCTGCTACGCCCGTCTGTCCGTGCATGATGGATGGCAGACCTGTCTCTTCGTCTGCAAGCTGACGGCTGATCTGGTACATCTGGATGTTCTCAGGTGCCGTGTTAGGAAACTTGAGACCGTTGATTGCTGTACCAGTGACGCCCGACTGACGACGGAATATCTTACCGGGGAAGATATCCATGTTCTGTCCCGGCACAAGAGATGCTTCGTCCACGTCGAATACGAGGTTGCCAGCAAGAGCAAGGTTGTCGATAGCCATACGAACGTGGCCGTTCATCAACATCTGCGCGTCTTCCATGTTCTCAGCAATACCAACGCCCCAGATTTGATAGGGGTTGATCTCGTACGGGAACACTTGGTAGGGAATGCGTGCAGGTGTAAACGGGTTGAGAACGCAGCGCAGCACCATTGTGCCACAAATCCAGATGTTGACCTGAACCTGATCGAACTCATCCATGCTGTCAGCTACGTCTAGACCTGCCTCATCGGCCATCTTGGAGTCAATAACACCCCAGTATTCTAGTACTTCGTAGCGATTGCCCTGATAGTACGGCTCAGTCTCATCCTCACGGATGGTATCTTCGTAGTACTTGTCTTCGTAGTTCGGGCCTTTTGCAAGGCATTCTTCGATTGCATCTTTGTAGAAATACGGTTGTGCAATCAGCCCACGAAGCTGCTGTCGATTCATGCGGTGACGTTGAATAACGTACTCACAGTCGTCTACGTTTGTTGCAGACGGATCGGGATGAAAGTCCCACGGAGATACGTGTTCAATACGTGGAACTACCTTTTCGTAGGGAACGTACTGCCGACCCTCCGGACCCGACTGCCACTTGTGGATTCGCTTGTAGTGATTGAACGGACCCTTTACAATACCAGTTCCCAGAAGTGCGGACTCAAAGATAGAAGATCGAAGAACATTAACAGCACTTGTGTCAAGGAGTTGGTCATGGATTTGCTTCTCCATGTTCAGTGCAGCCTTTTGAGCCGGACTGATCTGGGGTTCGCCCATGAGGGCAGGACCGGGTTGGATAGGTGCATTAGCGTATCGCTGCTGCAACCCACCAAGAAAGTCCATAGACGGAGTTGCCTCTGTTGCACCAAACGGCATTTCTCGCCCGTCGCCTGCGTAGCCGTACGGGTCTTCTACCATCTGATCCAGCGGAGTCTCAAGGTGTGCAAACTCCGCGATACCTTCCGGTACGGGAGTCGGCTCAACAACCATCGGAAACTTCTTGTTAGCAAACAGAATGTCTACGATCTGACCGTATGCTGCCAGCACCTTGGTTTTGGTGATCTTGATGAACACCTTTGACCGCTCAGAATCACGGTACTGTGTAGTTGTATCGTAGATGCCACGGAAGTTCTTGTACGCTTGCAACCATCGCTGTTCGTACGAGAAACGTCCGTTCTCTGCGTCTTCAAATTTACCCCTGACGTACGCCGCTAGGCCCGGAAACTGTTCTTCCGGGTTTTCTAGCGGAACTGCTGTATCGTCAGCCGGTTCCAGAAAGTTGTCAGCCATATCGACCTACCTCTTAGTAGTCGCGTTGTTCAGCCATCTTCATCAGCGAAGGATCAACTGCAGTCTTGGACATCTTCTTAGGCATGTCCTCAGTCAGCACGCCCTGTGCGGTCTTGGTGTCGAATTCGAGACCTTCACGGTAAAGCTGATTGGCACCCATCTGATCATCAACAGACGTAGTGCAAGCGGCGTTAATGTATGCTTCGCCGTAGTTGTAGTTGTTGTTCGGCATTAATGCCTCCCTATAAAGTTTGTGGTTGTACGTCCAGCAGGGACGTGGTTTGACCGCTACGTGCGCGGTTTTCTACGTCTTGGACATTAGACGCAGCGTCTTCTGCCTCAAGTGTACCTGTCTGTGGCGGGGCCGCATCAGGAATGCCCCTCGTCAAATTAAGAATCGGGGTCTTGCCCAGCAGCGACATCATCTGGGCGCTTGTACGGGCTGCACCCTCGGGGTCAGCAACAGCACCGGTAAGCATCTCACCTACTACGCCTGCTCCCCCGCCTATTCGTGACAGAAAGCTATCTTCCGGCTGACCTGTCAACTCGGACACAAAGGTACGACCCTTTTGTTCTGCGATGTCGTAGCTCTCTTTATCTACAAGACCGCCTACTAAATCAAACACGGGATTGGGTGCCTTTGACAGCAGAGTACCTGCAGTAGCCAGCCCAGCCAGCGCCGAAGACTTGAGATTACGTGGGTCTAGCATTTCGCGCAATGCGTTGCGGTGAGCTTTACCTCTGTTTGCAGCAGACTCTTTTCGTGCGCTAGAACGAGCCTCAGACTGCACTTGCGCTATTTGCGCTTCGCCTTCTGCGACAGTGGTTGCAGCAGCAATTTCTTCTGGCATCTGTGCAGCACGTTCTATAACCGCTTTTTGTGTTTGAAGAGCTTCTGTTGCCTGTACACGAACAGCAACAGCAGTACGTGCCTTTGCCTCTTGTGTCTCGGCTTCAGTAAGTTCGCCTGCAATTAACTCAAGCTGTTCTTCACTGAGAAGACTGCGATCAAAATGCTGGGCGTTAGTTCCGCCACCGAATCCACTCTGGGCAAAGTTTTCAGGATTTTCCAGAACCAGAGGGAGGTCTTTATTTGCTGAGATGCCAATATAGTTACGGTCAATCGTATCGGCATTGATGTGTCCCATCAAGCCCTGAACAACGTCTTTGTTGACTTTGAGTTGCTTATGCAGGTAGTGTGGGACAATCGAACGAATAGCAGACGGAGTTGTAACTGCGCGTTGCTGAATTTCTACTTTACCATTGGGCAGAGTGACTTTAACGTCCGCCTGTGGAAGCACATCTTTGTATTCGGCAAGTCGTTTTCCGACCGTATCATTAAACGCATCATTGAACGTGTCGATGTCAGTATCAAAGAGAAGATCAGAGGTGCTGGAATTCTTTGCTTCTGTCAGCAAGCGGCCCATAGGGCTACTTGCCTTAAAGGTCAACTCTGGACGACCCTTGTGATCTGTCTTGGTTGTCTTCTTGCCCTTGACGGTTATGTTGTCGCCATCGACGATGACATCTGTAACCTTCAAACCTACTAGTTGTTCTGGACGCTGGAAGGTGTTGCGATGGTATTCTACGAGTCGGCGTGTATTAGCGTTGTACTTTGCTTCGACTTCAGGAAGAGCATCCGCGTATATTGCATCCAGCTTTTCCTTCTCAAGCAGTCCCTCCATAGGACGTTCGCCAGCAAGACCTGTACGCTGCGTACCCATTGGATTACCTGCACCCGCAAGGCGCGGATACATGGACTCTTTAATGCCGTCGCCCACATCCTCAGTGATGGCTGAAAGACCATACTTGTCGAGGTTGTGAAACAGAATGTTTTCGAAGATTTGATAGTTATAGGCTCGGTTCGAAAGATCAGGAGAACCATCACGACGGAACAGAAACACGATTTCTGCATTCCGCATATCTTTGAGAGGCGTGTCTAGTCCGAGAGGAAAGTCATCAGGAGCCAGCTTTTTAAGCGTCTTCATGTTGTTGCGTACCGTATTCATCTGGGCACGGGCAACGTGGACGCCTTCTTTGTTAATTGACTTGTACGACTCAGGCATA